CTGTCTAACCCCAAGGGAATCAACGAGACCCCAGGCGTAGAGTACTCAATGTACGAACTTGCCGGTATCGGGGCCATCGATAAACTTACAACTCGCCACAACGCAATCCAAAAAGGTCTGATCTAATGAAAAAAGCAAAGAAGTCCCGCGTTGAAAACGTCGGTGTTCAAATCTTCCAAGGCATCAACGACACCTACTACCTTACGGTGCCTTACGACAAGAAGAACCGGATCATTCCCTCCTCTGTCGAGTGTGCCTACAATGCCCGTTACTTCGACCTTCAGGCAACCGTTAACATGCTGCGAGCATTGTAATGGCCTTCGATCTTCCCTTAGACCCTGACTTTCGGAAAGAAGTCGTGGCCTTTTGGCTCGAAGACATTGACGACCGACTTGAACTCGGCAAACTCGAAGATGCCGAGAAAAGTTGGGGGAGCGCTCGAGAAATCTACCTCAGTTTGCCCGCTGGCTGTGGAGACCTAGACTTGGAAGAACGAATCTTTAAACAACGGGTAAAAATCGATAACCTCACTTACGCAACCAATGCGAACAATCTCTGACGACTCGGTGCAATCCACACCGGTAACCAAGAAGAAGGCCCAACCGACTCTCGAAACCTTCTCTACCACTCTGTCCGACGGTCGTGAAATCACAATCCGAGAAATGACGGGTCGGGATCTGATCTTCATGGAGAAAGATCTTTCGAAGGCAGGGGATGTTGAGAAAGGCATGAAGATTATCGAGCGATTGATTGTCGGTGACGATAAAGTTACTTACGAAGAAATCCTCGACCTGGGTGTGCGCGACTTCCGTAAACTGAGCGACCTCGTTGCTCAAGCTAATGGCGGGGACGAAGAGGACCCAAACTGAAGACCGAGGATCTCGAGGATTTTTCCTACCTCGTGTACATAGAAGGGGCCGAAGCGTTTCATTTTCGCGAAGTAACTCCCAAAGACTTCTATTTCGCTCAGATCCTTCGCCAGAATGATCGCTCGTATATGGAGTTGATCGTACGACTCCTTCTTAATCCGGAAATCCTCGAATATTCCTCGATAACTTATACTCGGGCCGTTGTCAAATGGGGTGTTGAAACCCTTCTTGATCAAACGGTCCTTACTGTTGAAAACTGGCTGGAGGTCGCTTTCCACCTGTGCAAACAACGCTGGGATTCCTCAATCGATTGGTTAGAAAATCAACCGATGAGCAAGATCAATGCAATGATCGACATCATGAAGACTCATGCTGAGGAGCAGGAGAAAGAAATGAAGAAGAACGCGAGGAAAAAGAAATGATAAAGTTCAAGACAACTGGAAACGGTTTAACCCCTCTGAACTTAAATTGGTGGAAACCCACTCAAAAAGAGTGGACTCCTGTTCTTCTCGACGACCAGGCTCCGTTCTGGAAACGGCAAGTAGACCCGACATACGAACGTCCTTGGGCACGCCTCAATCCCGCATACGCCAAATGGAAGTCAGATCATTACCCAGGTCAACCCATCCTTAGGGCAACAGGGTTGATGCAAGACTCAGCCTTTATTTACACGCGAGGCAACAAGTTCCTAGTCAAATCCACTGGGTACGGAGCTTACAACCAGTTCGGAACCTCGAAGATGCCTGCCAGACCCTGGATGGGCGTCCCAAATGTATCCCTGAAGCAGATCGTTCCGATCTCCTGGAAAAACATTCTTTCACGTAAACGTTAACCATGACACGCAACCGCACTTCAAAAAATACCGAGCCTGCAAAAGGCGATCTGAAAGTGACCCCAGAAGAAGCCAAGGTGGAAAATGTCACCACGGTGGTTAAAGAAGAAGCAAAACCTTCCGACCCCGTAAACATTGAAACCGAAACCCCCTCCGACGAGCCGGTTCCTGCCCCGGAAGCTACCCCGGCCGAAAAGATCCAGACCGATGTTCGCGAGAAGCTCTTAAACAAGTCGGTGGAAGAGAACGTGTTCGTTCCTTCAAATCCGGTTGCCCTTGAGAAAGCAGCGACCGCAGTAGCCCAAGAAAGCGGCTTTGAATTGAACCGTGGAACTTCCATCGGTGCCCGCCTTATGGCCCGTTCCCAGAAGAAAGTCTGATGACTGTATCCGTCCCGTTTCAACCGCAGTTTACCTGGCGAAAGCTGGGTTACTTGTACTTCACTGACTCCCTGTCTTACCGTGAAGTCCTGGAACAGAACCCCCAGTGGAAAGTGACCGAGCTTCCCCCTGTCGGAGCGCAGCTGCGGATTACGGGAACAAACGGAACGTCAGGGGGGCTGAGCCAAGGTTCATTTATCTTTGGCCTCCCCTCCGGCGAACAGGCGGACGCAATATATCCTTATGACACAGAAGAAGAATACGTAAAAGCACTCGATAGATACACCGTTCAGGGGGTCGTGCAGCGTGAGGCCCTCAACGGAGTAACAATGGACAGCGAGAAAGCGATTACAGGAAGCCAGCTTGCCGGGTAAAACTAAGGGTCGATAGACCCTGATTTCTGGCCCTCGGGCACCACGTTGGAATCCCCTTCGCCAATGCAGAGACAGGAAAAAGGAAGGACATTCCTGTAATAACATGGCAACTTTCTCTCTGGGCACCGGTGGGGTAACCCCTGGCGCTCCCGGCGTGTATATTAACGAGCAAGCCGGAAAGGCTGCTGCTGCCGATCTGGCCAGCTTCAGCACCGTTTACATGCTTGTGGAAACTGAAGAAAACGTTTCTACAACTCGCTTCCCCTTCAACACCCCCGTTCCTGTCACCTCTCTGGCTGACTATCGCGTACTTCTGGGTGGTGTTATTCCCTCGGCTCGCATTCCAGCTCTTAGCTACAACTGCGTAAACGAGTTTTTCCAGAATTCCCAGGTTGGTGACCTTCGCGTTGTTCGCGTTGGGACTCCCAATCAAATCGTAGAACTTGAGTTTTTCCCCTCGGGATCCAAACTGAATTCTACCGATCTGCCTTCAGCCCTGATGGCCGGCAACGTGGTATACGTTCAGATGACTGTCAATGGCATTCGCCTGGTCGCTGGGGATGGTTCAACTGGTTACACCGCCAATGGCGAGTGGCTCGGCGTTCCCGTGACCATTCCTGTCAACTATGTTGCTGGTGACGAAGTTAACAACCGCAAAATCTCCGCTGCGATTTCCGCTGCCGTCGCTGCCGCTATCGAGAGCAACCCTTCGGTTCGCTCCTCCGTGTATGTTCGTGATTTCGGTCTGATCAACGACCTGAATCCCGCCAGCAACTCTGAGAGCGGATACGTCACCATTGCTGCCACTACTTTCGACGGTAATGTGAGCGTCGTAACCGAAGTCTTCCCTGTCGGAAGCAACTTCGTGTTTATGCAGAACACCTACGACATTCAGAACATTGTAGGTCAGCAAACCAACCTTGAGCGTGTCCCTCAGGACTACACCCAGTGCATCGCCACAGCGTTCGACGGTCAGCAAGATCAAGGCTACCTGATCACCCCGACCGCCTACGCTCAGTTTGATGCCGACGGTCGTGCCCTGGTTGGCGCTGCTGCTGCAGCTCATTGCGAGAGCAACAGCTATAAGTGGATGGCCCTGGCCGATCCCGGTCCGTACATCGTAACTGACATCAACAAGTACAGCGAGTACGTTCCTCACAAAGCTGCTGCTGACCTGGTAACGGGTATTAAGTACCTTGTTGATAACGCTATCTACGAGTGGACTGGCACGGACGTGTCTTTCACCAAACTGAGCTATCAGACCATCGTAAACGGTGAGTCAGCTCAGACTGCGGTAAACGAGTCAGCCAACATTGTTTCTAACAGTGTTCAAGTTGGCCTGCTGGACAACGGCCAATACACCATTAACTCGGTTCCCACCGCTGTTGACGGAGTCTTCCAGCTGGATACCGATCAGTTCTGGCCCGTTACTCTTCCTATTCAGGAAGTGGTCTTGAGCGGTGCGGCTCTGGGCAACGACTTCTATTCTCTGAATGGCACTAACGTTTACGTTATTGCTCCTCCTTACAACACTTCCACAGACTCTGAGTACTCCCTCAACTACGTCTTCCTGGCTACCAGCGCCACTGACGCTGCAAGCGTCTACAACGCTGTTGTTCTGGCTGGTGGAACCGCTAACATCACTTCGGCACCGGCCGGAGCTTTTACTGTCAGCGCTCCCTCAGGTGACACAGCTCTGCTGACCTACTCCGACCCCTACTGGGACCTGCCGGTCAACATCAACGGTCAGACCTCCGACCTGATTGAGAACATCTCTGGCGCTAATGCTGGTGTCAATACCCTGCACCTGCCCGGAACTCTCCAGGACGCCACTGACACCTACCGCTTGGAGTGGGTAAGCCGCACACTTCTTGACCCTAGCACTCAAATTGCTTCTTACACCGGAACTGTTCCGACTTTTTCCGGAGCTGCCCAGTTTACCGCATTGAGTCACGGTCTTCGCAGCGGTCAGAAGATCTTCTTCACTCAGCCGATCTCTGTAACCGTTGCCGGTCCTGTAACTAGCAACCTCGTAAGTCAGACCACTAAATTGGTGAGCCGCCCTTACTGGGTGAAGGTTATTGACGCCGACACTTTTGTTCTTTCGAGCTCCTTGGCTAACTACACTGTTAGCTCGTTTGTTGCGTTCCCTGCTGGTGGCGCCGTAAGCACATACCCCTCCATCTTCTACTCGCAAGTTCTTGGTGGTGGTTTAACAACCGTTTCACCGGTAGAGTTGCCGACTATCCCGGTAATTCGTGCTCGTAAGTACGAGTTTGACTCAAGCACCATCTTTAATGCTGCTTTGGATGCCTCGGTTGCTCCTGGTGGAGTCGGTGGCACTAGCCCTTCTGTTTCAGTTTATCTGAACAACAGCTCGGTTATCCTTGGTGAAGATCAAATCACCCCCTACGGCGAAGACCTGAGCAGCAGCACCCTGTGTGACTGGTTGCCTTCTCTCAACTTGGTGAATCCGACAGCGACTCCGGTCTCTGCAATCACCAACGCTTATTGCGTTCCCACGGTTGACCAATTCTTCCAGCCCGAGGCTTTCCTTGTGCCGGCTATCGAGGCTATTCTCGGTGGATCCTATGACCCCTCCGGAGTAGGTACCGATGGTCCGCTGCTGACCATCAGCACCCTTGTTTCCGGTGCTGGCCCCTTCACCAACGGAACTTACTATAATGTTCCGGTTACCGGCGGTAGCGG